GTACCAAGCATAAGCATTACTCCAAGTTAAGAGGTTTAGTATAAGTAGGAAGCGTAAAGTCTTTACCATATAGCTTTGTAAACCTTTCAGGATATAGTTCATACCAAGCAGCTCTTGCTGCTGATCCTAGGGCTCCTCCCACAGGACAGGGTGAACCACTCATCTCCATAGCGTTCCATACTTTAATATCTTCACATAGAACTGACACAGCACTTACTTTTAGCCCAAGGTCATTTAAAGTCTTGGCGAGTTTAATTCGAACACAGTTATCATCTGTGAGAACAGTTCCACCTGACACAGCAAATACACCTGTATTAATACCACCTGAGGCAGGTACAGCACAAACATCTTGAGAAAAAGCAGACATCGAAGGTGCCATGGCAGAAGGAACTGGTTGACCCTTATAATTTATGGTTGTTTCTGCTGCTTCTGCTTTATTAATAATAAGAGTTGATACAACAATACTACCAAAACCTATAATGATAGTCCAAAGAAGTTTATTAAGAACTGCTTCTATTTTATCTATACGAGCGTGAATATTAGCGTACCTTTCGGCACACAGCTCTTCATGAGATCGTAAGTCTTGTTCTACTTCTTTAGGAGTTGTCATATTAAAAAGCTCTTAATTAGAAATAATGTTAAATACTATATTTAAAACTACTCTTGTTTTTTCTTTTGTTGGAGGTGTCGCTCTATGTAATAGCTCACTGTCAAACATTATAGCCGTATTGGCTTTTGGAGTATACCTTATCTCTTTACCATTTTCATAGATAACAGTATCTCCATCACTATCATTTAGATAATATATCATGCTTTTGTATATACCATCTTCTGGATGATCTTGATGTATTGTTTTATCTAACTCCTGTTGTGTATATGGTTGCCTAGGTAATAAGTTAAACTTAGCTCGTCTAACTTCTACTGTATTGCTGTTTAAAGTTTGTTTTAATACTTCATTAAGTATTAGAAAGTCAGCATCATCTCCTTCTTTTGGGTTATCATACATACATACTGGATGCAAGAATTGAAATAGATTATCATCTGGATCTGCAGTTGTTCCATAATTATATACCCACTTTACATTACTGCTTTGTGCATAATATATGTTAGCTTTTTCTGCTAAGTCTTTATCTAATACATCTTCAAAGATTTCCATAATGTTACTTATTCAGGAAATTTAGTTTTTATTTCAGCTACCTTATTTAACCATTCTTGTTCAGTTGCTTCACCACGTTGCCATTTAAAATAAATTGGATCTGATTCAGCAATATATGCTTTACCTCTAAGATAATTCATATAGTTATCACCTATAACTAAATCTTCAGGACATACTACCCATTCTCCTGGCACAGGAATATAATGTAAGTCTTCTGCTACAATTATATTTGTAACAATATTATTTTCAATTAGTGCATAATTTTTCATATTTATTATCCTTTAAATTCAACAACAGTACAGTAGCCTTGATATCCATAATACCCAGTATTACTTGCTTGATTTCCAGGTCGTCCTCCATATAATAAACCTGTAGATCCATCAAGTTTTGTTATATTTTGATCGCCTGCTGCACCTCCACCTGCTCCAACAGTTTGACCAGGAGTAACACTGTCTCCAGCATTAAAAGTAAATGATGAAAATAAAGCAGATAAATTATAAGCACTACCATTTTGTGTTGTAGCTGCAGCACCACCAGTATACCCACTAGCATTGTTACCTCCAGTACCTCCACCAGCTCCAGCTTGACTTCCTGTACCACTAGCCCCATTACCACCTATACCAGCTCGTCCAGCACCACCAGCACCTCCTCCTCGTCCTCCAGATGTAGTACCTCCAGTACCTCCACTAACATTCCAATCGCCACCAGAAGCTGTACCAGCTCCTGGATCCTCACTACTATTAACAGTTACAGTACCTCCAAATGTTGTAGTTCCACCTGATACACCTCCTTGAACACCAGCAGCCCCTAGTGTAACTGTATAACTTCCTGATGGACTAGCATAAAACTTTTCAGCATATCCTCCACCTCCAGCTCCATAACTTGGAGAGCTACCTGATGTAGCTCCTCCTACACATGCTAAAAAAGAACTGACTGTTGAGTCAGGAGTATAAGTACCTGATGATGTAAACTGTACTATGTTTATAGATGAAGCAGCATTAGTTGCTATAAGTTTCCAATTCGATCCAACAGAAACTATAATACATTCTTCTTTACTTTGTATTAGAGCTGTTCCTAACCAGTCACCAATATATTGAGTAGATGTATTATTGGCTTCTACAATTAAATCTGTAGCAGAATCATTAACAATACCATAAGCTAAAACATCTGTTCCACCAGGAGGAGCAGGTAATGTTAATTTTAAATTAGATGTTGATGTGAAATATACTTTGCCAGCATTAGCAGAAGTTACAGTTGTGTCTGTAGTAAATGTAACTGACTGTGTAAAAAAACCTCCTGCATTTGCCCATGAAAAAGAACCATCACCATCAGAAGATAAAACTTGTCCTGCTGTACCATCACCTGATACATTGAGTTCAGAAGCTCCTACAGCATTAGCAGCTATATTAGATGCAGTAATGGTATCTGTAGCAATTTTAGTTCCAGTAACTGCTGCATTATCAATTTGTGCTGAACCTACTGTGTTTAAAGATGCAAGTGCCCCATCTGCTGAATTGACGTATGCTTTAATTTGTGATCCAGTAACTTTCTTACTGGTACCTGCTTCGTTTATTTCAAACTCATTAGCATCTGCTGCTACCGATGCTGCTGTTAAGTCTGAGATTTTAATGTTTGCCATAGTTTAATAACTCCTCTTCCATGCTCCGTTAATGTGTTTATAAATTTTAATATTGTTAGTCCATGCTCCACCCCATTTAACATAGGGAAGCATATCTTTCCAAGATCCATCATCTTGATAATAAGGTTCAGATAAAAATAATGTTTTACTTGGATTACTTACTATAGTAGCAAAGATAATGTTACCATAAGCTGCTATAGCTGTTCTAGTATCCGTACCATTTTCTAGTACTCGAGTATCTCCTGCTTCAGTAAGACGTGTAACTTCATCTGTGCCTGCTGTAATACTACCATTAAGTATTTTAATAGCACTAGGACTTAAAGTACCTGTACCTGTCTTATCAAACAGACCATATTGTATTCTAATACCTACAGAAAGTTTAGAACCTTGTGTTGTTAAACTTGATTCTGCTAACTGTGTTCTATAACCTATAGCAGATACAGCTCCTGCACTTATAAGATTAACTGTAGGGAATTGAATCCTTGTACTAACTCCTAATTTACTACCTACAGCTTGTAAACTACTAAATACAAGACTTGTTGTATTAGGATATATACTAGCAATACCTTCTGCTGATAGAGCTACATCTGCTTGAGATCTACCTGTACCTAAAGGAGCTAATGTAGCTGTCCCTGTTAATGAGGTAGCTCCTGAGTAGTCCATTCGTACTACATCAGCTATAGTACCTGTACTATTAAATTCACTGTAACCAAATACAGTTCGTTCTGCTGCTGATACTTTAGAACCTAAAACATTTAAATCAGAGAAACCATACTTAGTAAGTAAACCTACAGAGCTTGTACTACTAGAAGCTGATACATTTGCAAAAGCTTCTACAAAGTTTTCAGTAATTCGAGTGTCAGACGACTGCGTAATGCGAATGTCGCCATTTTCGAGTATTCGAAAGCCGTCTGCCATTTAAATTCCCTTAAGCTATTGTAAGGTCAATATTACCAGTTGAGAACTGTAATGTATCTCCATCATTAACAACTTTAGATGCAGTCATAGCTCCGTGCCATAATAGGTTGCCTGCTGAAGAAGCATCAAAAATACCAATGTGAGTAATTGTACCCCAGTTTCCTCCACTTGCAGTGAAAGATATATCGCCTGTGTTAGATGTTGTACCACCTGGTGTTGAAGCTGCTGCAAAGGTTGCTGCTTCACGAGCATAACCTGATCCTGATACTTCTGTACCACCACCTGAGTCTGAAGGTGCTGCTGTAAATAATCCTACATACCAAGCTGTAGGTCTAGTTGCAGATCCAGTTGTCATCATCCAATCTAATAACAATTTTTCTGCGTAGTCTGATAAAGCTGCCATATTTTAAGTCTCCTCTTAATTAAGTTATTTTAAACCAAATATCACCATCTGAACCACCTGTTGGTGAAGCTGTGCTAACAGTAACACTCTGCGTGATACTGGTATAATTGTTGTAGACTGTTTGCATCGCTGTTAAATAATCTACACCATTAACTGTTAATGCTGTTGTTTGTAATGCGTTTACATTAACAATACCAAAGTTATTCATATCAAGATCTTGTTGCATCTGATTAGGTTCACCAGATGGATTGTTTCGATATAAAACTCTAGTATTAAATTCGTCTTCTATTGCATTAAAGGTAGCATTTAATGCTGAGGTACTAGCATAACCTGATGCTATGTTACTAATTGTAATTTTAGCCATTACGTTTCCTTCTTGCCTCTTTTGTTAAATTAGTTTTAGCAGAAACAACTCTAAGGTTACTTCTACTGTTAGAACCACCATTCTTTAAAGTCTTAACGTGATCTACTTGTCTTGGATCACCTACTTTTAATCCCATCTTCTTACGAGCTGCATTACGAGCTGCTCGATCTTTTACTCGTGTCGGTTTCTTTTTCTTTTCCCAAGAGAGTTCTTTCTTGTAGTCTCTCTTACCATTGGTCATGTATGGCATTATGGATAAAGATACTCAGCACCATTAGTGTCAAAGTATTCCTTCATTAAGTCATTCAAAGATTTCTTAGAAGAACTTAGATCTGTCTGTAATGCTACACGAAGACCATCATTGTATTCTGTTGGATAACCATTTGTAGCACAATAAGCTATAAATGTATCCTGTACTGGAAACTTCATCATTTCTTGTCTTCTCCTCCATTGACAACCTTAAGACCTATTCGTTCCATGTCTGACTCTAAATCGTTACGAACACCTGCTTGGATCTTACGTTCACGTTCTAGTTCTGCTTTAGAAGGACGACCACGCTTAGAAACGTAACCTTTGTCGGCTAGGTACTTCGCAGCGTTAATTCCTTTAGCATCGTTATCACGAGATGCAAACATCATGGCTTTAAGAGCCTGAGCTTTGATACGAACATCTAACTCATCTCTCCAAGCTTGTATATACTCTTTTAACATCTTAGACTCTGTAATCTTTAACCAATGGTCCCAAGACCCAAAAATATCTGTAGCAAACTCATATTCGAATCCTGGGACGTGATCATAGGTTAGATATATCTGTTTGAGTGAAGGGTAGACTTTGCCTTCTTTCTCAATGTCATGGGGTTTGAGCGTGAAGATAGGCTCCACATGATCTGCAGAGAATTGGCGAAATTCCCAGAAAAGACTAATGGTCTTGAATTGACCATCTGAAGTCAGCAGATGTTCTTTGTAAGTATTGATGTCCATGAGTATTAAGGTTATTCTAAGAGTCTACCTTAATAGTATACCACAACTTTGAAAAAAAGTCAAGAGGTATTTGTTAATTAGTAGAAGG